ACAAAAGGTGAATGGTTAATTCTAGCACGTTCTAACTATTCTCTAAATGAAATTGATTCACACTGCCGTAGTTTAGGTATTTACTTTGAACGTAAGGAAACACCGTCCTTATCAGAAAAGAAAATACAGTCGGTGAAAAACTGGGAGCGATTAAGGAAGGGCGACATGCTCCATGCCGAAGACGCTTTGTCTGCGGTCTCTTATATTAAGGGGGCTAAGAAGAAAGTGTTTGATACCTTGGAGCCAAACGAAAAACTGACCTTAAAAGAAGTCTGCGAAAAGGCCGAGGTCGGTGAACCTTTAATCTGGCATGAGATGTTTGATGGCATCTCCGTGCCAGAACGCAGTTACGTTCTAGCTATGCTTAGACGCGGGGAAAAGATAACAAAAAACCCAAGGGTTAAATTATCAACTATTCATTCTGCTAAAGGCGGCGAAGCTGATAATGTTTTGTTACTTACTGACATCCCTCACCGTACATGGAAAGAATATGAAAAACGTCCTGATGACGACACTAGGGTGTTTTATGTCGGTTTAACACGGGCTAAAGAAAACCTGCATATCGTTCAACCTATGACCAATAAATATTTCCCTGTATAGAGAATAAAAAACTTTACCAAACGCTATATATAGCCTATAACTCATATTAGAGTAAGACTTTACTGGAGAAAGAAGAATGGGCGGTTGGATACAAATAGCACCTGACGCGTGGCAGTGGTCTAAGGATCATAACTTCGGCGAACAGAAAAGTTTTCCTCGTCATAAGTATGAGTCTCAATTTCATAAAGGGAAATCAGTCGTGGAACTTGACACTTTTAATAATAAAGCTCAGAAGTTTGCCTCTCAAGCGCAAGCTCGTAGAGAAGAAATGTTAAAGGCTCAAGGGCGTTCTAATACAGGTCGTCTTAGGGTTGGTACAAGAATAGCATTTGCCAAGTACCCAGAAAAAGGTGCAAGGCAGATGGTGCTTATGTTAGAAAAGCTAGAAGAATTTGGAGACGGCGGTATCACCGTTGGTATGTTCTGGGAAAAGATAGAGGGGCAACTGCCCACTAAACAGAGCGTAGACCGCGTCTACAAACACTATCACCGTGAGATGGTCGACAAAGGGTACATTCGTATTCTTAGCTAATCTCATAGTGCAGGAGGAGCGATTGGCAAAGGGGTTACTACGGCTACGCCGTGTATGAACTTCACACAGAAATCGTTCCTTCTTCGGGGAGGGGTCTGGTAAAATTCCCTTCTGCAAAGAACGAGCTGAGTAGCCGTTCCCTTCCCCACCCCTATGGGGAGAGGTCAATCCGAAACACCTCTCCCCACCACCCTTTAAGGAGAAATAAATGGCATCCATTCGTCGTAAACTCGCGGTAAACGCGAACAACTCTAAAAACACCCGCATGGACATTGCGGGGGCTGGTACGCTAGCTAACTGGCGACCAGATGAACTGGCTCATATCAGCCGCTTTTGTAAAATGGGTCAACTTATTATGGACAGAGCCAAGGAACTTGGTCGACCTGTTGACATTCTAGAAATCGGTTGCGGTGAAGTTTGGACACTTCGTTACCTGTATAAGGCTTTCGTTTCTAAGAAAGAAGAAATCGTAAATAGCTATGTAGGTATGGACATTGATCCTGCGTGCTTGGACGATTGGTGGGTAGACGACGATCTTCCTGTAGACCAGCACCAGTGGTTTAAAACTATGACTGGTAATAAAGGTCGCATTGTTCTTCAAGATTTAACTACCGACTCTGAACCCCCTGTTGAGGATGAGTCAATAGACGTCTTTATGACCACTGAAGTTATTGAGCATATGGGGAGGGAGTTCATTGAACCATGGATCGAAGCATCGTGTCGTAAACTGCGTCAGGGCGGCATTGCATATGTCTCGACGCCGAACCATGATGGGTCAAACGACATTCTCCCAAAAGACCACGTCTACGAATGGGGATACGAAGAACTCAAAACCCTCCTCGAAAAATACTACACAATCGAAAGGCATTACGGGACGTTTACGCAAATGAATAATTTCAAGCGTAACCACACCGCTAACCTTCGTTGGCCACAGCATGTCATCGACGACATCAAAGGTCGTTTCGATAAGCACTGGCAACGTGTTATTTTGGCTACCGCTTATCCGGAAACAGCTAATAACTGTAATTGGATTTTGAGGAAAAAATAATGGAACCTATGGAAAGGTTCTTTTGGTGGATTAAGGAAAGACACCATATTTACGAAAAACGAAATATGGGCTTTCCTCAATCTATGTGGACGGACGATGAGATCTTAAAGACTTATCGTTTTACAAACCCCTTCAGAGAAAACGATAAAACGACGGTTTGGTTTCGTAAAAATATGCGGGATCCATTAAAGGATGAAGAATGTGTTTTAATGGCAACAATCATATTCCGCTGGTTTAATTTAATCGAAACTGGTCAAACCCTCCTTGATCACGGTCTTCATGTCCATTGGGAGCCAGAAGTAGCAAGACTAGAAATCAAGAAGCAATCTAAGTATGTAACAGGTGGATACATAATTAAAACCCCTGATGGCTTAGATAAGGTAGATGGGGTGATATCCTGTATAAATAAAGTTTGGGACGATCGCCGATACATCTATGAACTTATCCTTGGTAGTACGCTACAAGACTCTTGGAAGGTTCTTATGCAATTTCCGTACCTAGGTGCGTTCATGTCATATGAAATAATTACTGATTTGCGTCACACACATTTATTAAATCGTGCTGAAGACATTTATACTTGGGCTAACGCTGGTCCCGGAGCAATGCGCGGTCTCAATCGTATACACGGCAGGGATTTGAACTTTAAAAGCAGAAAGCATGACTTTAATAAAGAGATGTTAGAACTGCTAAAAATATCTCCGATGTTTTTCTATGAGTCTTTTCCTAGATTAGAGATGCGAGATATAGAACATAGCTTGTGCGAGTTTGATAAATATGAACGAGTTCGTAACGGCGAAGGTAAACCAAGAGGGAGGTTCCCGTGACAGGTACAATAACTGCAAGAAATGTAAATGAGGCTTTTAACATAGCTGTTTTAAGTTTGCGTGGGGGTGGTCTAATTGAAATGCCTTCTCGTAATGGAACAGTTTTAATGTTTCGTAACCCTCTTGTGACTGCGTATAAGAGGCCGTATGAACGTGTATTATTAAGCCCAGAGCGTAACTGTAATCCTTTCTTTCATTTCGTAGAAGGGCTGTGGATGATCGCTGGTCGTAACGATCTTGCGACTTTAACTGAGTTTGCTAAAAAGATGGCAGACTTTTCTGACGATGGCGTACTCGTTAATGGTGCTTACGGTTATCGCTGGCGCAACTGGTTTGATAATGACCAACTAGCTACTGCGGTAAAACTTTTGAAAGCCAACCCTTACGACCGCCGAGTCGTTCTTCAAATGTGGGATACAACTAAAGACCTTGATTCTTCATCCAAGGACGTTCCCTGTAACACCCAAGTTTATTTCAAAGCTATTCCGATAAATGACCAAGTTGTGCTTGACATGACTGTAACGAATAGGTCTAACGATCTTATCTGGGGGGCTTACGGTGCAAACGCCGTACACTTCAGTATGGTTCACGAATACGTCGCCGCTATGTCTGGCTGTCGCATGGGTACTTATTATCAGATTAGCAACAACGCTCACGTTTATAAAGAAGTCTGGGATCCTCTGGAAAAGAAATTACCAATAGGCGTACCTATCGACCCATATGATTCAGGCGAGATAGAAGCTAACGAAGCCTTGGTTACTGATCCTGAGACCTTCGACCTTGAACTAGGCTTATTCTTCGACTGGCTTCATGAGGGCGACTTTTTTGGGACTTCGTATTCAAATAGAATATTTGCAGGAACAGCTGTACCTATGGTCGAAAGCTGGTGGCTTTGGAAAGAAGGTATGCTTAACGATGCTATCGACTTAGCTAAAACAATAAAATCTTTAGATTGGAGAAAGGCATGTGTAGAGTGGTTACAAAGAAAGAAATAGAGCAAGAGCGTGTAGAGCAAGAGCGTCACGAGGAGTTTATGAAGCGCAAGCTATTAGAGGGCGCAGACTACGTTACTGACGAGCCTCATAGCGCGATTATAAACAGGGTTATGTGTTTAGGTATCGAGGACGCGGATAAGCTCCATAAGGCCGAGCAGTCCTATGGCGATAGCTGGAAACAGCGCGGCGGTATAGGCGCGTTCATGATGGCGGCGCGTAAATGGGATCGGTTAGAAAAACAGGTTAACGAACATGGTTACGATATCTTCGCGGCTATGGAAGCAGACCAGCGCCCCGAAGGTATTTTAGACGATATCCGTGACCTGCGTCGCTATCTCTTTCTAATTGATGCTGAAATGTGCGACAGGACTATACAAGGTGAATAATAATATAGTAAGCTCTTCCAAACTGAAAGGGAAGAGCATGGCTTTAAAAGACGTACCTTTGCAACAACCGTTGTTTAGTCCGGACAGTGATTGGACACCTCCAGAAAACTTACCTGATCTTAGTACCGCTTCTGAGATTTGTATCGACTTAGAAACCCACGACCCGAACATTAAAGAAAAAGGAGCGGGTTGGGCTAGAAACGACGGGACTGTTGTTGGATTCGCAGTCGCGACTAAAGACTGGTCGGGGTATCTTCCTATCGCACATAGAAGCGGAGGCAATCTGGATAAAACTCTTGTTCTTAACTGGATGAAAAAGATCACCAGTGGCAATGCATCTATAGTTTGCCATAACGCGTCTTATGATATTGGCTGGATGCGTAGAGAAGGTATCGAGATTAAAAACAAGATCATTGATACAATGGTCGCCGCACCCTTGATTGATGAAAATAGGTTTAGTTATGCTTTAAACGCCCTCGGTAGGGAATACTTACAAGAAAAGAAGGATGAGCGTTTATTACGCGATGCCGCCGAAGCATGGAGCGTTGATGCTAAAGGCGGTCTTCATGAACTACCGCCTATGTTTGTAGGACCGTATGCTGAGCAAGACGCGGTACTGACCTTAAAGCTGTGGGAGTGGCAAAAAGCCGAAATGACAAAGCAAGATTTATGGTCGATCTTCGATCTTGAATCTTCGCTTACGCCGCTACTAATCGAAATGCGCTGGCGCGGTGTCCGAGTAGATTTGGAAAAGGCAGAAACTTTATCTAAGAAATTTAGAGCCAAGGAGGAGGACGCCCTTCATCGCATAAAGTCACTATGCGGGGATGAAGTTGAAGTCTGGGCAAACGCATCTATCCAAAAGGCTTTCGATACCCTTGGCCTCGAATATAATCGTACAGAGTTGGGATCTCCGTCATTCCAACAATCTTGGCTTGAAGCTCACCCGCATGAAATGCCTCGGTTAATCGTTCAAGCTCGTAAGATGAATAAAGCTAGAACTACATTCATTGACGGAATGATTATGGGGAACCAAGTAAATGGACGCATTCATGCTGAGTTACATCCTTTACGTTCTGATAACGGAGGTACGGTTACAGGACGTTTCAGTTATTCAAACCCTAACCTTCAACAGGTTCCTGCCCGAGACCCTGAGATAGGGACAGCCATCCGTTCATTATTTATCCCTGAAGAAGGGTGCCAGTGGGGAGCTTTTGACTACTCGCAACAAGAACCACGGATCGTGGTACACTACGCCGATATGATGGGTCTACGCGGCGCAGAGGAGGCCGTACAAGCCTTTCAACACGAAGACGCCGACTTCCATCAGATCGTGGCGGACATGGCGGGTATCGAGCGCAAGCAAGCTAAGAACATCAACCTTGGTTTGTTTTATTCGATGGGGGTTACTAAACTTTCAGAAAGCCTCGGGCTTACATTAGAAGAAGGTAAAGAATTGTTCGCTCAGTATCACGACCGAGTACCTTTCGTCAAAGAACTTTCGGAGAGAGCAGTACAGAGGGCTTCAAAACAAGGAAGTATTAGAACGCTGTTAGGACGGCGGTGCCGCTTCGATAAGTGGGAGCCAGCCCAGTTTGGCACACGCAAAATCATGGATCATAAAACAGCGTACACAGAATATGGTAACGCAATCAAAAGAGCGTTTACTCATAAAGCTATGAATAAGTTGATCCAAGGTAGCGCGGCGGACATGACTAAGATGGCTATGAAGATGCTTTATGATGAAGGTATTGTACCCCATATTCAAGTACATGACGAATTAGACTTCTCAGTATCTTCCGATGCTGAAATATCTAAAATCAAAGATATTATGGAGCATTGCGTAGAAATGCGTGTTCCGATTAAAGTGGACATTGATCTCGGTCCAAACTGGGGTGAAGCAAAAGAAATAGAAAAGGTGATAGAACATGCCGAAAGCACAAGGGGCTGGACAAGGGGCGCGGAATCAAACTACTCGTCGCAAAAGGTGTAACCACGCTGATCTTTGGAAGACAACGGAAGTTGTAGAAAGCAGAGACAGAGGCGAACATTATTTCCGCCGCCGTAAATGCAAAACATGCGGTCATATCTTTAAAACAGAAGAACGGTTGCGAGGAGCAGTACCAACTGCGCCACCTCAAGATATAGTGAAACCTAAACCGCCGTTAAAGAAAACTGTAAAGAAAGTTAAGAAAAAGAACATGTTTAAAGATTATCGTGAGCTAACTGATGAAGAGCTTGAACAAGCGATATTCGAAGGTAACATTAAGTTTGACGAAGACGAGCTTTAAGCGGGAGCTTTTTGGTATTTTTTGACTACCTTTTTTAGGCTATTATAAATAGTACCTAGTAAGGAGATCATTCAATGGCTACAGAAGAAAAAGTATCTATCAACGCAGAGTTTGCTATGGCCATGTGGTCTAGTCTGAACGAAGCTGAAGCCCCAGAAGCCCCAATACTTGCGGCTATTATCATTGGCCAAGGTTTCGAGCCTGTCCTCGACCCAGAAGAAACAGTTGACTTCTACCGAGAGTTTCTTATCGTTAATGGTTTTATCGAGGAGCTACCCGAACGAATGAACTAACGCCTACTTTGAGAAAGTGAGAATGTTATGAAATACGATTTTGATTATACCTTACAGCGTTTCGCTAATGCCATGACGATGTATGGTAAATGTGTTGCGTACCACCGTGAATATATTTCAGAAGCTAGAAATATTAGACGATCTTACGACTGGTCTTATAATCCATTTCAGCGGGGCAGATATTGGTTTCATCTAAATCAAGCCTCTATTTGGCGGAATACTGCTAAAGACTGGATTACCCAAGCTCATATCTATGAGACCCGTCTAAAAGAGTATTATGAAAATGCTTTTTACGACGTAGCTGCTCAAGAAGCGCGAGTAGCCTAAGTAGAAATGTTTTCAGGTGAACCTGACCCTAGACTGATCTACGTTACGTCGGAGGTTCATAGTCTCCGACGTATCTGGCAGAACCTTCATTGGGGCGACGCTACCGATGAAGAAATCAGTATTGCGTATAATCAATACATTAACATGAAAGCTCTGCAGAAAGAAGGAGTGGATATTGTCCCAAGATTTTGATTTTGAAGATGACGACAGCATTCGTATTGCTCGTCGTCAGTGGATGGACCCAGAGAAAAAGGAGAAAGTTATGGGCGCTGTAAAAAAGATGGTTATGGACTACGACTTCATGACCCAAGCTGAGTTGATAACTAACTTGTGTTATCATAATTTAATCGGGTTTGGTGAAGCTTCATTCACGGACCTTGAAAATTACCTTGGTTATCCCCTTATCCACCCCGATGAGTTCAACGGTAATGGCGTAGCAATCTTTGACCACAATAAACCGTGGACTGCTCGCTGTGCTTGGGGTATCGAGTGGGGCGACGGAAACTGTATAATGATACATGACCGTGATAGTCAAGTTAAAGAAATCGAAGACATCAAACATTGGCATATCACTGGCACCCGTGAAGGCTGGCATCGTTTGAAAGCCGGGTATCCGATAGACACTATGTGCTTACGGCTGGAGGCTGTTGCAGTAGTTTGATAATATTGGCGGTAGTATTCTTAAATATTGCCGCCTATACTATATTATAGTTTATGGGAGACCATAAACTTAGAAAGTAGAAATGTCATAGAAAAGGAGATCGTTTATGACAAATATTGATAGCCATAAGTCTGTTGCTGTTGAAGCACCAACTTTTCGTGTATTGCGTAAAGTTGCTGATTCAGAGTTTCGGACACCCTCAAAGCAGATAGCTTTTCTTTTATCTCAGGCTTACCCAGAAATCTGGGAAGAGTTTGCTGAGATCGAGGTGCTTCCTGCTTCTGCCGAAATAGATGCTGGTAAAGTAATACCGTTTATACACGCCCGTGTAGTAGATGATACTCGTTCCCAGTATAGGACTTGGCAGATACTTGTCTGTCTTTATAAGAACCGTGCGCTTGGTCCACTGCGTACAGTTCAAGTAGCTTCGGCTATCGGTTACGGGCATGACAATTCGTTGTCCTCCGTTCTTGGCCGTCCTCGTGATTTAGGCTTAGTTTCTTCTCGGCCTATCAGTAAGGGTGCGAGAGAGCTTGAATGGACGCTTACTGACTTTGGTAAGTTTGTCGCAAAGGATTTGGACGATAACATTCCTGTACGTTTAACACAGGTTATTCTCGACCAGTACCAGAACGACTTCCTTCGGGCAGCGTCATGAACAAAAGCCACGGATCACCTTATGACCGTGGCTCGGCCGACCGTTATTACGGTCGGTCGTATCAGCCACATTATCATGAATTCTATACCGAGCCAAAACACGGCAAATCGTATAGAGTTGTTAAGTGCGAAAATATGACAGACGAGGAGATGAAAGAATACAAACTCGGTTGGGATCAAACAGACGACCGAAAAGATTGGGGCGACCATCAGTTCGCTAGATAAAGTTATGAGGGGGCAACACACCTCCTTTCGAGGCGACGTGCGTTGGGTTTGACGACGTCGGAGCGAGGATGATAGGACGCGATAGCAGTTAGGCTGTTGCGTGCAAGATAATCGCAAAATACAAGGCTATGTGTCTCGACCTGTTCTCCCCCTCGTCGTAGTGTTTAGGGGGACAGTTATTGAGCAAAAGCAGGAGTTGCCTTAAATCATGACCTGCAAACGCATAGAACACCCAACATTATTTTGTAATAGCTTTGACTTTTGATATTTACTATAATAATAAAGTAATAGAAAGAAGAAAGGATTCATCATGAACCAAGTTCTAATCGACCTCTGGTCAAAGCTCTATAACCACCCGCTTGCTTCCATAGATATCATCAATAAAGTTGATGACGACATTAAAGTGTCAGTGGCGTATGGTGCCGATAGGTTCACTTATACTCGCAATAAGCTGACTTCGACCTTGGCTCTTCTCGATATGGTTGGAGGTAATCACTAATGTTTTATTGGTACAGACTTTCTGATGCTCATGATAGCCTTACCCCTTTCGGTCCGCATGATGTTCTAACTGTGTATGCGATGGATAAAACTATCGGGGCTATTCAAAAAAAGATCCTTAAACATAAACAAGTTTGGCCTGATAAATATTGTGAGGACGATGTTTATGTTGTGAAGAAAAAGAAGGGTAGAGACTTCTTCCTTCACGGTCGTTACGAAATGGTTAATGAAAAACTACGGAGGTTGTAATGGATAAGAAAATTGGTCCAGGGTCTGAACAGATCTCTCTTGTTTGGCATGTCGACGATGTCTTAGGGGTTGCCCCCAAACTTACTCGCGAAGAAGCGATGGAGGTTTTGGAGACCGTGCGGGATAATCACGATCCAAATATTGGTGTTAACTGGGATGTTTTAACAGCAAATGCTGAGTATCTGTTTCCTGAAAGGGTTGTGTAAAATGGAACGTAAAGCATTATATACAAGTGTGGCAAGAGATCTTGCCGATATGTCATTTCTCGAGATCGACTTATTAGTTGATGCGTTGTTCGAGATCAGCGACACTCTCCCCTACACTTTCAATAGGGCTATTCATTGTAACCTCAAAAAGCGAGAGGATGCGTTGCATAATGGTTAAAGTTCCTACACGGGAAGAAATTATTCAAGCCCTAAAAATTGTTGAAGTTCAACCAAAGCTCGACCGTTTAGGCCGTCCTCTCAAACAGACAGATGGTAGTTATGGTGCTTTGAAACGAGGCGTTGTTGCCCCACCTGTTAGAGTAAACACTGGGCGACCACGCGAATACGAAAGAAGGATAAAAAGATGAATTGTTCTATTTGTCAAAAACCTATCGAGGTGCAAACTAAGACAGGCTGGGAAGGTGGGCATAACGCCGAGCCTGTAAACGATGGACGTTGTTGCGAAACATGTAACGATTTAATCGTTATTCCTGCCCGTTTACAACGAATGTTAAACGCTGGGTTTGGCACCGCTTGTCTAAAGGAGGTAAAAGATGCAAACTAGAAACCTTGTCAGTCTTCATATCGACCGTGCTACACCGCGCCGTAATGACCCACCTTTCATCACGTCAAAGCGTATTGCACTTCTCGGGTTCTTTATGTTTGGCGTCCTTGGAATTTTATCCCTATGAAATATGAATCTTTAAAAGGCGCTTCCATCGCTCTCGTAGCGATGGGGCGTAGTCATGTAAACTACACTACTGGTCTTGCTAACGGCGCATATTTCGATGAAACATGGGTCATAAATGCTATGGCGTTATCCCTAAAACATAACCGCCTGTTCATGTTGGATCCGCCGTCCCGCTTTTTAGATAGTAAAGACGCTGGTGCAATGACCGATAATATGGTTGATTATTTAATCAATGCTTCCGGTCATTCTCGCATATATTCTTGTGAGCTGGACGAACGATGTCCAGTCGTAGAACTTTATCCTTTGAAAGAAGTCCTACACGTCGTCAAACACCCATACTTCAATAGTACGGTTTCATACGCAGTAGCATATGCGATTTATCAAGAGGTTGGACAACTTACGGTCTATGGGGCAGACTATACATACGCAAGCATTCCTCATTATGCTGAGGCAGGTCGCGCTTGTCTTGAGTATTGGTTGGCTGTTGCTCGTATGTCTGGTATTGCTGTTTCCGTAGCCCCTGAATCTTCGCTCTTGGACACTTCAACTCACCCCACTGAAAAGCTCTATGGGTATCATAGATTGTCTGACCCGATGGCAGTTGTTGAAAGAAATGACGGCACTTTGCGTGTAGGTCCAGCATCTGAACTCAAAAACGATATAACAACGTGGGAACACAAGAAAATGTTAGTTGCCCCGCCGGAACCGAAAAACGCATAAGGCGTTCAGTATTTTGTTATAGTAATCATCGTTTTGACCGTCTATACTATATTATATGTTAACGCTATGAAAAAGGAGAAAGATCATGGCACACAATATAGAAACTATGGCTTGGACTGGTACTGTTCCGTGGCACGGGTTGGGCGTTGAGGTTGCATCAGACCTGACACCTGTTGAGATGATGCAAGCCGCGTCACTCGATTGGACAGTTTCCAAACGCGCCGCATATACTCTTAATGAAGCCGAGTGGCATGAGGACGTTGGCGTTATGCTCGCCGACGGTCACCACTTCCTTACTCGCGATAGCGATAACCTTGTTCTTTCGCACTGCGGTGATGATTACGTTCCTATCCAAAACGAGCAGATCTTCGACTTCTTCAAGAAGTTTACCGACGCTGGTCACATGACCATGGAGACCGCTGGTTCCTTACGCAACGGTTCAGAGATCTGGGGCTTGGCTCGTATCTCGGCAGACTTCCAGCTTGCTGGCGGTGACGAGGTCAAGGGCTACTTGCTTATCAACCAGCCGCACGTCGCTGGTAAGGCTATGGTTATCAAGTTCACGCCGATCCGCGTTGTGTGTAACAATACGTTGACCGTTGCTCTTAACGATGGCGGTGCTGCGTTTCGTATGCCACATATTCGCGAGTTCGATATGGATGTTCGCCAAGCCGCCGAAGAAGCCCTTGGTCTTTCGAAGCGTCGCCAAGACGAGTTCAAAGAGCAAGCCGAGTTTCTTTCGTCCAAGCAGTTTACTGGCGAAGCTGTTCGTAACTTCGTTGCCGAGCTTTATCAGCCTCAGCTGTTTATCGAACAAGCCAAGGCCAGTGCCGACGAAGAGTTTGTTATGCAGGAGAAGTTCAATCGTACTTCAGAGATGGTCATGGGTGCTATCGACCTTTCTCCCGGCGCTACTCTTAAATCAGCCAAGGGTACTTGGTGGGGCGCACTGAACGGTGTGACTTACATCGAGGATCACCACCGTCGTAGTCAGTCCGAAGGTAACAGCCTCCACTCAGCGTGGTTCGGTGCTGGCGCTAACCGCAAAGCCAAGGCTCTCGCAAAAGCTATCGAGTACGCCGAAGCTGCATAATTTGATCGCCCCTGTGTCCTCTCCCTTCACAGGGGCGATCCTTTTCTTTCTTGGAGGTTGATATGCTCTATACACTGTACGCCGAAAATATCGAAACGCATGAACGTCGCTTTATGGGCGGCATGTTCCTTTCACTTAATGATTGCAGCACCTATGTCAATTCGCTCGCCGAGATTGGTACTTGGCCCTTGGACTGTCTGCCCGTTGCTATTCACGCTATGGAAATGACGTGCTTTTGTTATTTCTACGACCACGATGATTGGGACTATATTGGCGATATGGTCTTTCAGCCTGAAGGTAAAAGCAATGTTATCACTTTCACTCCTGAGGAGGTCAAGTAATGAAAGCGTTATATGCATTCCGTGATGATGCGGACTTTATGCTCACCTTTATGGGTATTCTCCCTGCTAATTACTCTAGCGTTAGTGAATGGGTAGAAAAACTCGATGACGAAGAACAGTGGCCCGAAAGTCATTATGCTTTGTCTATCGACCTTGAAACATTCGAAATAGCCATTCTTGATGAGGACGATATCCCCCAACAAGTCGGCGGCTGGGTGAGCCTTGACGATATTCTTGAAGAAGCTATCAACAAGTTTTATTCGTCCATTTCGTCAAGAGTAACAAACGACCTTACGAAAACTAACTAATAATGTTGGGGGCTTTTTGCCCCCAATGCTTTTCCCACAGGTTTGAGTGACTCGTTCACGTAAACCTACATCATAATCTCATAAAATCATAATGCTTGCTATAAGGCTCTTGTACCATGGATCTTGGACTATGAGATTTACTATGGTATAAATCATAGGGTTACAAATGTCATAGAAACGATAAGCCGTCGCGAGAGAGTTTTGCTTGCTCTGGGTAAGATTCACTGGTATATATACTTTGGTAAGTATTTTGGAGGACACTAGTGAAGACTGACGTAACCACATTGGATTCCCTTGAATATACGCCCGTAGAGCCGTCAGAGTGTGGCAACTACTGGGTAACGCCTGATGGTAAGAAACACCGTCCCCTGCAACCAAAGCACAAAAAGTTCTGTCAACTGTATGTACAGGGGATGTCGGGCGCTGAAGCTGCTCGCCGTGCAGGTTTCACAAAACATAAATTTGGCGCGAAAGCTCAAGGATCTGCTCTACTTCGCAGAAATCCGCTCATCGCTAATCATATCATCGACTTGATGAAAAAGGAGCATGAACGGGCGGCTGTGTCGATGGAGTCGCATCTTACTGAACTTTCCCTCTTACGGGATGAAGCCCGTGATTCGGGTCAAATATCCTCGGCTATTAGCGCGGAGGTCTCAAGAGGTCGGGCGGCTGGCCTGTATATTGAGAAGAAGGAGGTCACTGTTTCAAAGGTTGAAACAATGTCAGACGACGAACTAAAGTCAAGGTTACAGCAGTTACTTGACGGAAGCAACATGAAGGTGTTGAACGATGTACCATACAGAGAAGAATTTGTATCAAGCCCTGAAGAACAATCTGACCAAGGTCCATTGGCAAAGGATCGAGACGGGAGCGCTTCAGCAGGGAGTGCCTGACGTCAACGCGTGTTATGGGGGTCATGAGTTTTGGCTTGAGCTCAAATGCACCACAAATGACACTGTTTCACTGTCTCCGTTTCAAGTTTCTTGGCACATGCGTCGCGCGGCGGCAGGAGGCAGGTCCTGGATACTGGTGGCTGATTCATCACAGAAAGCATTGACGCTCCATCGCGGTGGTGATGCACTGAGACTAATGGAGGATGGTGTTTCATCAACAATAGCATTCTCGTACAGTGCGCCGATTGATTGGCCTCAGTTTTTGGCTGACGTTTGCTTGACTGACTCACTTGAAACTAAGCTGAGAATCTGATTGATTGACTCATTGATTGACTCATTGATTGACTGGCCCTGGTCTCTGGGGCTTTGACTAGCGTTCAGTATTTTGCATTATTTTGTACTTTACTTCTCTGCTTTACTATACTATATTAAGAGCATGGTTAGAGCGGGGTGCTCGACCAATTAGAAAGTAGAATGGAGGCCATCATGGCACAAGCAAAGAAAAAAGTATCATCTTCAACAGCTCCTGCGAAAGCTGCCCAGCCAGCTCCAAAGCTGAAAGCTGTTTCACCAGTCGGCAACTCTGGCATTCCACGTCCAGCTGTCAACGGGTTCAATGGCCGCAAGGTCACTCTCTTGACTAAGGATGTCCCTGCTAATCGCAAGCTGCCTCCTCAGGCGATGGTCATCTTGAATACGCTCGATGCGCTTGGCGGTACTGCCACTCAGGGTGAGGTTGTTGACGCGCTGCTCGACAACGGTCTCAAGACCCAGCAAACACCAAAGCGTATTTATGACTTCTATCGCAAGCTGTTGGTTGAAGACCAGTTCATCAAGCTTGACTAATCTCCCATGGGCGGTCGGTTCGCTGACCGCCCTTCTTCATCCCGTCAGCTTTGAGTGATTGACTGATGGGTGACTTCATCATACTACTCTTCATCATCATTTTGACTTTGCACGCGCATGTTGAATCAATAACCATTGATTCAATAAACCTCTTTTGATTGACTGTCTCACTGACTGATTGACTCGCCCGGAGCTTTGACTATTTTGTTGTATACTTCGCGAGCGTTCCATACTATAATATGTGTACGTTAACCGCGTTAAGGAGGACGCTATGTCATATATAACACTCGACGAAAACGGTGATCTGATTGTCAAATCTGGCAATGCTTTTTCAGAGGACGCTGCGGCTATGATCAGCAGTGTCCGTGCGCATGCTGAGGAATTCTATTCTTATGGCGCATGGGATGTTCTGGTCGAATGCTGGAATGACGAAATGATTTATGCTCAGATCAAAGACTGTCTTTGCGACACCGATGCTATTAAACGCATGCGTCAGGTGCTTGCGCCTTATGCTGCGTATCGTGCTGAGGACCGCCTTGAGGAGACTGTCTAATGGGAACGCTGACTGCTCTCTTCATATTCTGGGCTATCCTTGTTATTGGATATTGGTGCTTTATTGCCAGCGTCTTAGACGAAATGGACAAACATTGATTGGAAGGGCTTCGGCTCTTCCTCTCCCCTCTTCATCATCATAATTACTTCGCACGTGCGCGTGGCTCTCACTCGCTCGCTTTTTTGTACACGTGCTTTGACTGACTGACTCTTTTGTTTGTTTGATTGACTCGCGCTGCGTGTCGCGCTGCCTGAAAAATAAAATTAAAAAAAGATAAAAAAAGATTGATAGGGGGGTTTACTTTAGTATGAAAATGCATATAATAGTATGTGTTGAGGCGGCGCGGTTGCTGCTTCCGATTTTGGAGAATAATGATATGTCTAAGATTTCTAAGCCTACTACTAACGCTACCGTAACCCCTACCGTTGACCCTAAATCTGTGGCGCGTTGCGGTATCCCCGCCCCGTCGCCTAAAGGCCGTAACGGGGTTAAGTTGGCGCTTGCGTCTGACGCGGTCGAAAAGCTAGCCGCCTTAGAAAAGCCGCTTCCGCCCCAAGCCCAAGCTATCCTTTACGTTTTGGACCAGCTGGGCGGCTCGGCTACCCAAGCCGCGCTTATCGAGGCTATGGACGCGCCCGATAGCGTATTAGCTACTACCCAAGGCGCGACGCGTATTTTAACTTTCTATCGCAAAAAGCTACTAGCTAGCGGCCTGTTAAAAATAGGCGCGTAACCTAGGCGCGGGGGCTAACGCCCCCGCCCCGCCCCGCGTTTTGAGTCCCGTGCCGTTAGCGTTTCGGCGCGGGATTTTCTTTACCCCGACCCCCCCTATTTTCGCGCACCTCCTCATATAAAGTCGCAAGTCTTAACGCTGTTAGGCGATATGCCAAAAATTTTCGGGACGACCTTAAATATACAGAGTCATACTTTGATAAGAGGACCCTGATTCAAGAAAAAAGGAGGTAGGAACCTTCTAGCGGTTTCTAGATTTTTTGTAATCGCGCATGTGTTCAAGAGCCTTGGTCCAAGAATCTTGTTCGATGGATGGATCGTCGAAGCGTTCTGGGCGATAGCGCTCAGTTACTTTAAACACGGTATGGGCAGCTTGGAAGTGGCATCGTCTACGGTCAGCGGCGCAGTGAGCAAGGATGTCGTATTTTGTGAGGTGGTCCAAAATTTTTTTAAACCTACCAGAGCCGTTCTGAAAATGGTAACAGGGATTTCTACTTTTACTTTGCGCTCGGCAAAACGAGGTTTTGACTTGGATGCGTATAAACTCGTTTTCTATGTCGGGGTGCCAAGCAACAAGGTCGAGGTGGTCTTGTTGGGCGAGCGAAACTTTCCAGCCTAATGTAATTAGGGCGGCTGCTGTTAAGTGTTCACCAATAAGACCGATTGTAGTAGCGGGGAGTTTTATCATCTTGGAAATTTAGAGCGGATATTTTTTGAGATGTAAATAAAAGAATAGTTTCGAATTTTATTATTTTCATATATCGTTGCCCTTGGTCCATGGATCTTCAGGAGAATATTAGTGGCATACGATTCCGAGTCCGAAGACAACGATGCCGCCCAAGACGAAGCTGCTGCCGCCGCCCAAGCGTCCGGCATTGATATGGGTGGTTACGACTTTGGCAACCCCGGCAAAGATGATGATAAACAAGCGTACCGCGATGCGTTAAGCCGTGTATCAAAAGATACTTATAATGTTATTAATGATATTACGCCAACAAACCCTTATGGTAAAAAGGCGTGGGGGTATAACTTAGCCAAGTTTCTTGGGAACTTAGGGATTGGTAGCGGTAAAGTAAGTTTTGGGCCAAGTCAGACTAATAACGCTTTTACTCAAGCTGATGGTTTATACGGTTTATTTGCTAATCCGTTTAACGAACAAGGTAAACCGGGATATCGTCCAGATATACCAACGTCTCTTGATGGGATGGTACGTCCGGGACTACAATCAGGAATTTTTTCGTCTAACGCTGGTCAAGAAACAGCTCTTGGAACACTAGCTGATTACGATACAAATTATTCAGGTATGGATAATCTCGCCTTGACCGCTGTATCTGCGCTTGCGGGATTACCAGCAGGATTAGCTGTTCGCGCATTAACGGGAAGTAAAACCGGATTAGTTACTGATCCTACTGACCCCGTATCACTTATGGCGGGCGCACCTGTCGGTGCGTTGATGCCGACCGATGAGATGGCAGCGCAAGGCCAAACTTATGGTGGCATTGGTCGTACTTTATCGCAGGGTATTGGTCAATTTACTTCGTCGTTAAGCGATGCGATGAAAACGGCTAAGAGTCTTATTGCTGATACGAAAGCTAAAAACGCAACCACCCCACAAAAAGCGCAAACCAATAATCTTGACCTAAGTGGTTTTGAAGCACGGTTTGCGCCTCAAGCACCTTCGTCCTTTGAAGGTATTATGGCTCCATCTTCGCTTGAAGCAGTATTAGATGCGGTGCAAACAGCTCAAGCGCCACAGCCAAATTTTGGAATTGCAGGAAATATTCAAAACTATATGCCCGTTGAAGGATATCCAGAACAAGAGGCTGTAACTCAAAATCCGCTAGGATATCAACAGGAAGCTACTTTATTATCCCCAACCGATATGTACGGTTTTTTAACTGGGCAGTTAGCGCAGCCAGCAACCCCATTTAATATTCAAAGCGTAGGTAATCAAAGAGACCGCAAAATTTCTCCTACGGGCTTTTTAGACGCCTATTCTAAAAAGATGGGAATATAATTAACTCATGGCTAATTCACGAACGACCCCCAGTACTCAAGGTCTAATAAGTCTCCTCGATATTGGGGATAAGGGCGTTGATCTTTTTATTGATAAGACTAGTCCGGCAGTATTACCTAACGAACAAATAAGAGCCTATCGCGGTGACAACTTAATTAAGTCGCTTAGTACTCCGCTAGGGTCTGAAGAAGCGGCTGGTCGGTGGTACGGGTTTACAGCTGATAAAGCCTCTCGTTATCCGTCGAAAAAAGCACCGAGTATTTTAGGTGGCGCGGTAACTAAAACTATGGACGTATCGCCTGAAGAAATAATTCAAGCGTCTCGTCAGGCTTACTACGACCATGGCAAAACAGCTTTTAATATGAACTTAGAAAACGGTGTTTCTAGAGTTAAAGCAGAAGACGAGTATTATAGATATTTAAATCAAGTTGATGATTGGCATGCAGATAAATTAGATAAACTGCGTAGTGGCAAACTACCTAAAGATGAATTTGATTTTATGTTAAAGACAACTATGGAAGAAGGGGTCTTTGATAAAACAGGCAAGATTGATGTTGCGGAAACTTTTAGACGTGGTAACTATGGTATAGCTGGTGCGATAGCAGCGGGTAGAGCATTGCCGATGATTGCTAAAGGCGTGGGTATTGCAGCTTTGCCCTTGGACCTTATTGCTGGGGCGACCGAAACAGGTTTAGATGCGGAAGAAGAATTAGGCAAGGCTTATGGTGTTAGCCCGTCGTTGTTTTACTCTATGGACCCAGAACAGTTTAAAAAGTTAGAAAACCAATATCGTTCTACAATAGCCAAGATGGAAGCACAAAGATTAGCTGAAGCGCAAACGATTAGCCCAATGGTGCCGTAATGGCTGAAGCACAACTCGTACCTTACGAACCCACCCTCCGAGAGAAGTATACCAAAGACGTTGCAAATTTTTTGCGCGATAAATTTGGTGTAGGGAACTATCGTTCCTACGATATAGCACGGGGGATCATGGGGGATGAAAGCGCCCAAACCCTTTTAGGGTCTCTTGGTATTGCTGATTTTACTCCAGCGGGTGCTTTGTTCGGGGGTCAAGAAGGGGCGCGGATGTTTCAGCGTTCCGACGATTTACTTGGTAAAGGTCTAGGGGCTGGGGTTGTTGGATTAAGTGCGCTTGAAGCCTTTCCGATGACAGCTCTAATGGCAAAAGGCTTAAAGCGGATGTTCCCGAAAGGTGCAGCCGCTGAAGAAGCAGTTGATATGGGTAGAAGAAAAGTAACGCAAGGGATCGCGGCGTTACCAGTTATGGCGACAGGTGCGGCAAAGGTACTTAGCGATTTACCTATGGGCGCAGTTGCAAAAGTAGCAAAAGCTGTACCGAATGTTACAGGATCCAAGCTGCTAGATAGTTTACCTTTTGTAAAAGACGAGCTTGCGCCTATATTTAAAAGTGTGTTGGGTGATCAAAGTAAGCCAGAGAAAACACTATTTCAGTCAATACATCAATTAAACGAATTAAAAGATCGAATTAAAAGTTTTGGTAGATTACAATATGGTAAGGATGGGAAAGCAGAAATCTTATCTGATATCGGTGAAACTCGGGTTCGAGATTATGATTTAGCTGGCGAAGAAACAGCTCTTGGTATTACAGATAATATCTTAAATGATTTTATAGAAAAATACCCTGATATGTCTATTGACGACGCAGTCAAAATGATTGATAAAGAAGGGTACGCTATGTTTGTTGAGGCTTATAAAAAAGGCGAGCTTGACGATTCTGAGTTTGTAAATTTTGTGGCCGACCACCAAGGAACTACACTAGGTAAAGAGCATATAGATAAAGTTATAAAAGATAATCCAGACGGCACTATTGATACAATAGTTTATGACATATTTGAGTCTGATCATATTTTCGAATTCATGGACCCTGAGTATGGTATTGCCGCTGATATTGGAGACGAATTTTTTATACCTGATGAAAAAGTTAGACGGGCTGTCATGCGTGGTGAGATGAGTAAAGCTGATTTTGAAAAATATATAGCTGATAAAGAAGCTGCTGGGGAAGAAATTAGAATGTCTGTGCCAAGGTGATAACTAATGCTCGATAATTTAGATTTTTCTCACCTGCCCCGCGAAAAGGCCGAACAAGCCTTTATGATCGCGGAAGAACTAAAACAGCGCGAAGTTAGAAAACAATCGCGTGAAGACTTTTTGACTTTCGTAAAAGCTCAATGGCCTTCGTTTATTGAAGGTGCGCACCACCGCAAGATGTCGCAAACCTTTAATCGGATTGCTAGAGGCGAACTAAAGCGCGTAATTATTAACATGGGTCCGCGACATTCGAAGTCAGAAATGTCTTCGTATTTTCTTCCGGCGTGGCTTTTAGGTCTAAAACCTGATCTAAAAATAATCCAAGCAACACACACTGGCGAACTAGCTGTGCGTTTCGGCAGAAAAATTCGTGACCTTGTCGATACTGAAGACTATATAAAGGTTTTTCCTGATGTTACATTGCGAGCAGATTCAAAAGCCGCCGGAAGGTGGGAAACATCAAAGGGAGGCGAATATTTTGCGGCTGGCGTGGGAGGAGCTATTACTGGTCGCGGCGCTGATGTGCTTATTATTGACGATCCGCACTCTGAACAAGACGCGATGAGCGAAACGGCCATGGATATGGCCTATGAGTGGTATACTTCTGGTCCACGACAGCGTCTACAACCGGGCGGTACAATCATTTTAGTTATGACCCGGTGGTCAAAAAAGGACTTGACGGGTCAATTATTGAAAGCACAAGCCCTTGATCCGAAGGCTGACCAATGGGAAGTTATAGAATTTCCGGCTATTATGCCTTCTGGCAACCCTTGTTGGCCTGAATTTTGGAAAATTGAAGAACTAGAGACCATTCGGGCGTCTTTGCCGCATGCGAAATGGGCGGCACAGTGGATGCAAGAGCCTACTGGCGGTGAAGGGGCTATTATTAAGCGCGAATGGATACGGGTTTGGGATAAAAAAGAGCCACCGATACCCGAATATATCATTCAAAGC